CCAATAAACGACACGAATAACTAACCCACCTCTCGGTGGGTTTTTTTATGCCCGGAGAAAACTGATGTCTGAGAAAGCAGGCGAGATTTATTACGACATCGAGGCCGTTGTTTCTGGCTTGCTTAAGGCGCTGGGAAAGGCCATTAAGTCACTCGACTCTATCGGCACGTCTGCAACCAGCGCCGCCAAAAAGATGGATGAGTTGCAGACGAACATAAACCGCGTCGCGGGAGCTATCGCTGCTTCTCACGTTGTTGACTGGGGCAAGGCTTTCCTCGTTGCTGCTGACAATATGAGTCAGCTCAACTCGCGCATTGAGCGACTGACAGGCAGTGCTGCGGCAGCGTCGCAGACAATGCAGAGCCTGATGCGCATTAGTTCTGCAACTGGTGGTTCGCTGCAGGATACAGAAAAGCTCTGGGAAACTCTTAGCACTGCCCTTCGTGATACGGGTGCGACCAATGGCCAGATTATTCAGCTCACTGAGACGCTTCAGAAAATCGGGCGCATCGGTGGATCCTCATCCGAAGAAATGGCGAATGCTCTTCGTCAGTTCGGCCAGTCAATTTCATCAGGCACTATCCGTGCAGAGGAATTCAACTCCATCCTTGAGCAAATGCCGGAGCTTGCGCGACAGATTGCCGCGGGGATGGGCGTAAGTATCGGTGAACTGCGTCAGCTGATGCTGGATGGCAAACTGACGGCAGAAGACGCACTCAATGCCATCCAGAAACAGACCGGTTCGGTGAATGCTGAGTTTGAAAAGCTCCCGCGTACGCTTTCACAGGCCAATACCGCACTGACAAACTCATTCCTGTCAATGATCGACTCTGTCAACCAGGCGACGGGGGCAAGCTCTGGCATGGTCGCCGTGATTGATTCATTGACGGCTGCGCTCGACAGGCTGGCCGGGAAGGCAATTTCTGCCGATGCACAGATTTCTGATCTGAACAGTACAGCAGAGATGTTCACGCGCCGGGCCCGCACCTGGTCATGGCTTGGGCTTGATGGTTGGGAGGCACAAAACAAAGCGCTGGCCGGGCTGAGCAATAAAGCTGCCATGCTGGTTGGAGATCTCGCTGCTGTAACCAAAGCTTCGCAAACTGCCGCGAACACAAAGCCGATCGAGATTAAAACCACTGGCACGGCTACTGGTAGCAAGGCAAAAGGAGGTAAATCAGAGGCCCAGAAAGAGGCGGAGCAGTACGCTAAAGCGCAGGAGACTGTTAACCAAAAACTGGATGAGTTGCGGCAGAAGGCAGAGCTGTCAGCCGGGAGTGTTGGTGAGTTATCGCGAGCGCAGGCCGTCCTTAATGCACAGCAGTCTCTCGGTAATACCGCCACTCAGGAGCAACTCATGCTTGCCGGGCAACTTGCCGGGAAAGCCTGGGACAATGCCAATGCCCTGCGTGAGCAGGCAAAGGCTGAACGGGAGCGCACAGAGGCTTCCAATAAGTTCAGCACAATCCAGGGCAAAACCAGCAAAACAGCTGGCCTGGATAGCCAGTACCAGAAAGACATCGCTGATATCCAACAGTATGCACAGCTATACCCGCAGAAAATAGGCGAGGCTGAGGCCGCGCGCGCTGCTATCGAACAGCAATATCGGGATCAGCGTAACGCGGCGATGTGGGAAGAATGGGCGCAGCAGAACGCGGCCACACAGGCAGCGGCTGCGGCTTTCGATTCACTCGGTTCGGTTGCCAGTAACGCGCTGACAGGGATTGTCACCGGAAGCATGTCTGCCAGCGACGCAATGCGTAGTATCGGAATGACGGTTTTGAACAGCGTGGTTAACTCATTCGTCCAGATGGGCATTGAGTGGGTTAAGTCTGCCATTATGGGACAGACGGCAACTACCGCGGCGGTTGCAGCATCCACCACGGCACAGGCGGCTGGCATTGCCACCACGACGGCGACGTCTACCGCGGCGGCGGCGGCCACAACTGCAGCATGGACTCCGGCGGCCATCATGTCATCCATCGCATCATTCGGTGGTGCGGTGGCGATCGGTATCGGTGCTATGGCTGGTATCCTGGCGTTGTCTGGTAAGCGTAAGAACGGCGGTCCAGTATCGGCTGGCGGAATGTATCAGGTCGGCGAAGGTGGCATGCCGGAGATTTACCAGGCCAGCACCGGTAAGCAGTACATGATACCGGGCGACAATGGCAGGGTGATCAGCAACAAGGAGATGACTGCTGGCGGAGGAGGGGTAGTTATCAATATCCAGAACTACACGTCATCGTCCGTTGACGCACATGCCGGTACCGATGCAAATGGTGGGTTGACTGTTGATGTCATCGTTGCAGACCTGAACAACGGCGGGCCAATCAGTAGCGCTATTACCAGCAATATGAACGTTAAACGCACGCCAAGAGGGCAGAGCTGATGCTAATTATCGACTATCCCGAATGGCTGCCGCTGGCGCAGAAGGCCAGCAAAAACATGACGTTCGATACCGGGTTCCAGACCGATCAGCCAGCGGTCGGCCCGGCTATCTTTGAAAACGTTACAGACGACCTGAAAGTGACCTGGTCACTGACTTGGATTTTCACCCTGGCGGAAGACCGTGCATTTCAGCAGTGGTTACGTAGTCCAAACTATCTTCGCGGCGGTCTTTATTGTTTCAGAATGCCGATAAATCTTGGAGGAAGTTGCTTGCAAGTTCAGGTGCTTCACTTTACGAAAGATGGTTTCCCTGTCCAGACCAATATTTCTGGCGGAGTGGTGACATGGACAGGAACCGTTATCGCGAACCACCTCTACAACGCCGACGACAAATTCGACGACATCATCGTTGAACTGCCGCCACCTTGGGATTCATGGCTGGATATCGTTGTAACTGGTTATCCGGACAACAGAGACCCAGAATCACTGCCGAGGGTGCCGTAATGCCGAGTTTCAGGGAGTATAAGCAGCAGCGCCCGACGCGTGGCCTGTACGACACCATCACGTTCTACCATCCGTCTTTTGGTTACGTCCGCCTTGTCGATAAGCAGTTCTTTCCGAAGACGCTCGGCGGCCAGACGTTCACGCCAGCGCGTTTTGAAATCGAAGAAAGCCAGCAGAGCGGCACGCCGGTGATCGACGCGACCGTGAAATTAGGGCGGCTGTCGTCGGACATTAAAGCGCTAATGAAACAGTGGAAGGGGGCCGCCAGGCTGACGGCTATCACGGCCACCCGGCAGATCTTCGACAGCGGCGATGTGTCGGTGCCGATTAAGTCCTGGCAGTTATACGTCAAGACGGTGGACATCGACGCCGATTCAGCATCGGTAACCCTTTCTGTCACCAACCCGCTGAACAACAACATCGGAAGGCTTTATGACCCAACGGAATACACCGGCCTGCAGTACCTCTGATTTTGTCAGAAGGGTTATCGGCGTGCCGTGGGCTAACCGGGCCTGCTCGTTCGAGAAAGTAGACTGTTGGGGCTTGTGCGTATTGTATTACCGGCACGTTCTCGGCATTGAACTGCACCAGACGCCGGACTACGAAGCCGGTGAGGATTTCTTCACCTGCTATCAGGGTGATGTCGTTTTCTGGCGCAAGGTCGACAAACCGGTCGATGGCGGGATATTTGTCGGGTACCGCGGCGCGCAGCCGGCACACGTTGGCCTGGTACTGAACCGGCAGGCGTTGCACTCGCGCGGCGAGAACGGAAGCGTTCGCATGGACTCGTTGCTGGTCATTCAGCGAGCATTCACCAAAGTGGAGTTTTTCGAATATGGCGTTGATTGAGCTTCAGCGTTTCCCGGGAACGCCAAAAGAACCCTACAGGGTGCCAAACGGCACCCTTTTTTATGACTGGCTGGCGGCCAATGACGCTACTTTTCACCGCGATCTGCTGATCGTCCGCAATGGCGTTAAGCTGGGCGACGATGACGAGCTGGCGTTTGAACTGAGCGAGCTGGACACCATTCAGATATTTGACCAGCCCAAGGGAATCGTTGAAGACATTCTGAGCCCGATCTTTAAAGTCGTCGGGACCGTATTTGCCTTCCTGGCGCCGAAACCGGCCATCGCAAACACCGGTGGCAATACCGTCGACTCCCCAAACAATAGCCTGACCGGCCAGACAAATACCGCGCGCGTCTACAAAGCCAAGCCGGATATCTACGGCCAGGTGCGTTCATTTCCGGATCTGATTCAGGAATCGGTATTCGAATACGTTCGACAGGATGCATTTGACGGCGGCCTGAAGTATGTCACTGAGTGGATGTGCATCGGGATAGGCAAGTACGATTATGAGTCCGTACGCTACTCTGAATCGAGCCTTGGCTCGCTTGCCGGTGCTGAATACCAGTTTTATCAGCCTGGCGAGGTCATCCCTCAGATCGTCGAGGGCTATGGCTTCGATGATGTAGACGGGCAGGAAGTACCAGGGCAGAACGAAGCGGGTGATTTCCCAATAGAGACGGCGACGGCAAACACAGTCGTCAGCGGGACATATTCCGGCGGGCAGATCGCGATGAAAATCGTGAAGCAGGCCGAGTTCGATTACTTTATGGGTCTGGTGCTGCCGCATGCAGTGACGTTCACCATCAACGTGACGTATAACACGGCATCCGGATCAGTAACGACTGACGCGACATTTTCAGGGACGCTGATCTCCGCGGTAGAAACGAACGACGGCGCTGTGGTTAACCCGGTGCGCTGGTACACGTTTACGATGAGCGACCTGCAGGGACCGCAGGACATACCGGCGACGGCGACCATCAACACCACGAAGTTCATTCTGAACGACAATGAAGCCCTGGTCGTGGGTCCATTCTTCTCACCCGTTGAGTCATCACAGCTCTGGCTGCACACGCAGTCGAGCCTGGGCGGGAAGAAACAGACTAACTGGAAGGTCGTTATCTGGAAAATCGACGACGATTACAACCAGATCCCCGGCACTACGCAGACGTTTACCTATTACCAGGGAACACCGCACGACCATACCAGCGAAGTGTTTTACCGCACAGATAAACTGAATCCTGCGGCCGGGTACGGAAAGTACGCGATCAGCTTCCAGCGCACGGATAACTCCAGCGACGCGTCAGTCCTGAAGGTTGAAGAGATTCACGCTATCAATATCAGGACCAACGTCGTTCATCCGACTGACACGCTGGTAAGAGTAAAAGTCCGGGCGACAGAGAACGCGCTGGGCAGCCGTGAGCGCAAATATAACGCTCTGGTGACGCGCCACACCATCACATACAACCTTGACACGCAGACGGTGGATTACACGCTGCGACCGTCTCGCTCGTTCGCTGATGCGGTGGCGCACACCTGGCTGATTATGGGTGAACAGCCTGTCAGCAGCATTGACCTTTACGGGCTGTACTCGATCGCCGAAAGCCTGCCGGATGAGCGCCTTGGTTACTTCGACTACACGTTTGACGACGAAAACGACTCGCTGGGCGACCGCGTGCAGGCGATCTGCAATGCGGCGTCTGTGGTGGCGTACTGGGACGACGGCGTACTGACGTTTACCCGGGATCAGAAAGTTGACTATCCGGCAGCCGTATTCAACCGGGCCAACATGAAGCCGGACGAGTACAANNAACGGCGCCATCGTCGAACAGGAAGCGGAAAACCCGAACAAGCTGGAGAGCGTCGGCTTCCGTAACGAGTATCAGGCGCGGGAACGCGCGCTGCGCGAAACGAAACGCTTGAGCTACTCCCGGGTGAAGATGAACGCCAAAGTCTTCGAAGACGGGATTATTCAGGTCGGCAGCGTCATTCAGATGCCTGACATCTACGACAGCAACCAGCAGCAGGGATACATCACAGGCCGCTCCGGGAATAACTTCGATACCAGCGAGCCGATCACGTTTACCGGCTCGATGTATGTGCTGGTGACCGACAGTCTGGGTAACCCGACACTGCGCTATCCGGCCACGGCCCGCGCTGACACGAAGTACGGATTCACCGCGGCTATCCCTAACATTCAGCTCAACATATGGAACGGAGACACTGTACAGCTTCCTTCGCGCTACCTCATTGCGACGGTAGAGGAACTGGACAGCCAACTATGGAAGGTCAGCAGCATCAAACCGAACACAGATAACACGGTATCTTTGACGGTCGCAGAGTACAGCGACGCCATTTACCAATAAGAACCGCCCACGACCAACCAGACCCGGCCACCGCGCCGGGTTTTTTTATGGAACTAATATGGCTACGACACCTACCAACCTGCCAGTACCGAGCGAGTCCCCGCGCGATCTGAAATTTAACGCCGGGAAAATTGAAGAGTTTGTTACCTCTCTGGCACTTCAGTATTTAGATCGCTTTGGAAGTGCGCATTACACCATTGAAGGGTTGCGCTGGTTAGCCCAGCAGGCAATTTCACAGTTTGGTTGGATCCCCGTGGAATCATTTCAGGCTGGCGCGACAATTACATTGCCTAATCAAATTCTAAAAGACACATCAACTGGCGAATATTACCGATGGGATGGTTCTCTTCCGAAAGTTGTACCAGCAGGGTCTACGCCATCATCAACAGGTGGAACCGGGGTTGGGGCTTGGATAAGTGTCGGTGATTCTGCTCTAAGGAGCATGCTTGCAGCGAACGATGGGGAAAAATTAATCGGTGAGTGTCCGACCATTGCCATCCTAAGAACGATTGAGCCTACTGTCGATAAACAAAGGATAACTCTAAAGGAACACACAGCCGGAACGAGAAAAGGTGGTGGTCAGTTCAGGGCTGTATTGAATAGCGCTGCTTATACAGATAACAACGGGACCGTGATTAAAACTGCTGGTGGTTCAGCATGGCTGCGAATCAATGCGGACATTCTGAACCCTCTGATGTTTGGTGCGATTGGTGATGGCGCCTCAACGACAGATGTTGCAGCTGTCAATCAGTGCATAGCCAGTGGTTCACAGATTGATCTGCTTGGCCTGACGTATACCTGTTTTAATTCTCAGATAAAAGTAGATAACGCAGGTAGGTGCCGTGTTTTCAATGGGGTGATAAAAGACTCATCTCTTGGAAACAACAACTTAATGTATGTCTCAGGAAGAAATAAGGATATCGAGAACATAACATTTATCGGACTGGATGGCCCAACTAGTCGCGGAATTATTGTTAGGGGTGAATCATCAGATTGTAATATCCGCAGGTGCACCTTAGAAGATTTCAAAAATTACGCGATTGCAATTGCTTACGAGGTATCAACAAGCTCAAGATGCAACCGGATTAACATTGAAGATTGCGTGCTCTCCAGATGCGGAACCAACTCTACTGGTTGGTCACGGAGCACAATTCTGTTCGACCAGGCTTACACATGCTCTGTAGTTAACTGCCATTTACGTCAGTGTAACTGGGGGGTTTCTTTCCTTCAGCCATTTACACCACCTAACCCAACAGAGCCGTTTGGTTTCTATAACAGGGTAGAAGGATGCACAATAACAGGAATGGGTAAATCCGGTAACCCATACCCAGAAAGTCAGGGTATCAGCGCACAGAGCCAGCAGCATCTAAAAATTGTTAACAATATCGTTGAAGCCTTCAACGAAAATGGCATTGATAATCAACGTTGCCGATATTCAACCATTCAGGGTAACTCCGTTAATAGTTGCTATGATGGTATATTTATTGGAGATATGGAATTTAACGGCCACAATAGCACTGGTAATATTACGCAAAACTGCACAAGGGGCATCAGGGTTTACGGGTTGGCTGGTGACTGGACTAACCAAATCATGAGTTCGTCTGTTATATCAAGCAATGCATTCATTGATTCCGATATAGCTGGTATCTATGTTTACAGAAATGAACCAACTGATGTATTTGTAAGTCTTTGCATTACCGGCAATACAGTTGATAACAACAACTCAAGAACAAATACAGCCAACACCTGTGGTATACAGTTGACGGGCCTAACAGGCTGTATTGTTAATGACAATACTATAAGGAACACGAGAACCTATGGCGTGATAATGGAAAACTGTGTAGGTGTTCAGTTTAATCACAACACAATTAACGGTTATGATTATTCCAATACTCAGAGGCCTGGTGTGTATCTTGATGCTAACTGTGTGGGTTGCTCAGTGAGAGGGTTAACATCGTTTGGAGCATCTACAGCGGGAAGTGCAGTTGCTGTAAATGGAACCAATAATACGGTTATAGGATTAAGATGGAGAAGCCCTGCAACAGGAGTTGCTGATTCAGGTACTCAAACTAAAGCATCTGATAACTTTGCATTCTGAATGATACGCCTCCCTTACGGGAGGCTTTTTTTTATGAATTTTGAAATTATGTATTTCTTCAGTCTTAACGAAGCTAGAGGAACTATCACAGCCATGGTGACATAGGCAACAAATGAAAATCTATTGTAAATGTTAACAACCTTCCCATTCTGTATGTTTGTAATATCAAAGAAATAGAAAACTGAAGTAATCAAAGCAAAGACAGACAGATGCCATGCCATGATCGTCAAAGAATTATCACCTATTTCCTTAAACAAATCATACTTATTCATTGACAGATTGTTAGCTATACACACTATCACTGATATGCACAGAAGTGCTCCTATCGTAGACATCATGTAACCGGATGGGTAGTTAGACCACGCCATAGCGCTTTGTTTGACGTAGCCGCAAGAGATGAAGATTATCAGCATCGCAATCGCTATGAGCGCATAAATTGGGTTGAATAACTTCAGCGCATAATCCTTAAGTGCATAACCAAGTAACATGATCGATGAGCCATACATTGCCTGTACAAGTACATTTAAGGGCTGTGCTTTATTGTGGCTGTAAATGTCTGAAATAAAGTCTACGGAAACCAAACCGAATATTATTGAGATAATTATTACTACAAATGAATGGTATCTGTAATGATTTGCAAGTGAAACAACCAAGCGCGAAAGAACAGACGCAAGGAAGTACGCAACCAGGAACCAAGCTACAACAAAAAGGTGGTTGTTGTGCATGTTTTTCTCAAAAGCCAGGTAGGCTGTTGAGAATGGATCGCGATAGAACGGATCACCGTAGTAAAATCCCGTCACACGCTCTATAGCTAGAGCCAAAGTACCCGTAAGGATGTAAGTTATAATCATGTAAGGCGCTAGCTTCATAAAAATCTTTTTTACCGCCCCGAATGTCACAACCTCCTTTCTTAGAGTAATCCCTCCGACAAAGAAAAATAGCGGCATGTGATACAGGTATGGCTGCATTATGCTGAAGAAGCCGCTCGAGTAGTGCCCTATAACAACCACTAAAATGCCTATAGCCTTCATGTAGCTTATTGAAAGGCTCTGCTCTTTGCTAATCATCGTCGTCTTAATCCTTATCCTTTCTGATAAGAGAGATTATCTTCTTGTAATCCATCTGAGCCCAAATTATCAGCATGAAAATTTCCATTATTTTCAAGCTTGTATCTTCAGATCTAAAGCCACTTAGCAACCCCCATAGGCTTACAAGTGCACCTATTCTAACTATGTTATCAAGCAAATTTCCCATAAATAAACCTAAGTCAATCATAAAAAAGAACTTTCATAGTAACATCAGAAAAACTATTGATCGACACCGCCGATCAGTAATACTGTGTTTATATACAGTATTATTCGGAGATGCATTATGGAGTTTCCATCGTCAGCAGCAGACAAACATGCCGCCTTTGTTGCGGTCAATGAGACATTACTTCCTCCATCTGCGAGTATTGTTGAAACGCAGGAAGGTTATGATGTCATTGAGAACGCATCAGCATTCAAGTGCGGAGACACATTGCTCATCTGGTTTTGCGGACGCCAGCAACATGCGTACTGGGCCGGTGAGGCGCTTGATGATGTTCGCCTGGTAGGTGTAGTTACGCATACCATTCGCCCAGTCTGTTCAGACGAAAACCCCTTCATGTAGTATTCAAAGTGAGCGATCGACACTCTTCCTTCTGAAATTTACAAATACTAAAAAACCAATAGCGTTACAGGTTTAAAAGCGAAGCGGCCAGGAAGTAGGCAAGCATAAACAAGCGGCCATCTTGATCAGTACCTCAGTTAAAACTACTGTATATAGAAACAGTATTCGAGGTATGCATCATGGAGTTCTTCAGACCGGCAGAGTTACGCGAAATTATTGCTATCCCGCTCTTCAGCGATTTGGTGCAATGCGGGTTCCCAAGCCCGGCTGCTGATTACGTTGAGCAGCGTATCGATCTGAATGAGTTGCTGGTGTCCCATCCCAGCTCGACGTATTTCGTTAAAGCTGCCGGCGACTCGATGATTGAGGCCGGGATCAGCGATGGCGATCTGCTGGTGGTCGACAGCTCGCGCACTGCTGAGCACGGCGACATTGTTATCGCCGCGGTGGAAGGGGAGTTCACTGTTAAACGCCTGCAGCT